CTCCTTAACCTTCTCGTTGTCCTTGGTAGAAGGAGTAAGGGATGCGTAATGCATCATCCATCGAGGTTCTTGGGCGCTGTAGTCAAAACTCCCCCACCGGCAATCGTCCTCGGGTATAAACAATCCACGAATTAAGGATTTTATTTCTGGATGCCGAGATGGAACTTGCTGCAAATTAGGATTACTTGAAGAGAATCGTCCCGACACAGTCCCACCTTCATCTGAGCGCAACTGGTTAAACTGACAGTGGATACGACCATCATGCTGATGATTAAGAATTGTATCAACAAAGGTCGTGTTCGCTTTATTGTATTCTCGAATCTCCAGTATCTTTTTAGCGATGGGGTGTTCATGGGTCTTCAAGAAATGTTTGGTGAAACTAGGAGCGTCCGATTTATCCGTTCGTTCATAGCTTAACCCTAAATTATCAAACACAGTAGCCAAACTTCTGGCGTTCCACGGCTCAAGGTGAACCTTAGATTCCGCGTGAACCTCTCCAAGAAGCTTGTTTTCCTTGTCTGTCAGAAACTTTTTGGTTTGCTCCGCTTTGGACACGTCAACCCGGACGCCTCTACGCTTCATCTCAAACACCATGGGAAGAAGGGAAATCTCTAGGTCTAAAATCTTTTCGCAGTTCTCCTCCACCAGTTTCTTATGCAGAACATGCCAAAGACTAAGGGTAAGCGTTGCATCCTTCTCCGCGTAAGCAGCAACCCTGTCTGCCGGCAGCTTCCACATCTCAGCCTTTGCATCCACGCCGTGCTGACTAGCGGCTCTCCGTAAATCCTCTTCCGCCTTCCGCTCTCCAAGATAGGTGGAGCCCAGAGCGTTTAAAGAATAACTGAAGCGGTTTTCGTCCACCAAGGGTGCAGCGACCATGGTATCGAGTATCTTGCCCTTGACCTGAATGCCCTCGCTCAGAAGCCATCCCAGATCATACTGGGCGTTGTGGAACACCACCGCCATGCCGTGGTCAAGCTGGTCTTGGAGCCATCTGAGTACGAGGTCCTTAGCCATGTTACCCCCACCTTCGTGGGCGATAGGCAAATAGGCACTCCACTCAGAAGCGGCAACGGAGATACCTATAAGGTTTCCGTCGTTTCTAACCCACCCTGGCCCCAAGTCTCGTAGGTGCGGGTCTCGTGTTTCAGTGTCTATGGCTATGATCTTTTCGCCAGATAAATCCGGCAGGTGTTCCGGGGGAAACCACACCTGCTCGTCAAACAAGTCCTCACGCATTTTTATTTTCCGATATAGCTGCCCACAAGGCCACATATGCAGAAGCATCAATACCATTATCAGGCTTTGTTTGTCCCACCTCGTTACGAGCTACCTTTAACAAAGCCATACATAGAGCTACATCCTCGGGTTTTATCTCGGTCTTTAAATACACGCTCCAAAGATCAGCAACCCTCTGGTGCATGACGGTATAATCTCCGTACTGCTCCGCCCGGTCGCCCCCTACAAGTCCCGCTGCCGTCTCAAGTATCTCAACAGGATTCATAGCGGGTAACTGCGATTGGTCTGGGGTAACATTATGTGCAGTGCTTTCTTGGTTCTGGTGACAGCGACGTAGTAAACCCTATGCTCCGTAGCAGGGTCCACCTGATATTCCTTGTGCGCGGCGTAAGACAGATCCGGCACCACCAGAACATTGTCCGCCTCACCACCCTTCATTGAATGTATCGTGCTAACCTTGATCCGTGGATTGCGGACGTTGTCCTTCCGCTTCAGCGCGTTAAGAACATAGTTCTTGGTGTCTAGGTCAATCTTCCCCAAGGCTCGATGCCACCGGACAGATCCATCTACGAGAAGACCCATCTTGTCTTGAGCTTCCGACATGCTGATCTGCGCTTCCGCATTCAGCCCGGACAATGCCCCAGAACGCGGTCCAAAGCCCCGTGAGTAGCCCTGACCCATACTCATAAAGGAGTAGACGTTCCTGACCTTCGCGGGCGTCAGCGTCTCTCCCTTGGACCACTGTTCCCAATCGTGAAGTGCTTCGTATGTCTTCCCCGGAATGCTGGGGTGGCCGTTGCGGCTATAGACCCAACCTTCCTCTCGTAAAGCTTGAGCGTACTGCGCGGCAATCCGGTTTGTTCGAGCCATAAGGCACCATTCGCCCTCATGAAGCGGCACGTCCCAAATATCCTGGTGAAACTGAACACTGCCGTCCTCGTCCTTGGGTCGCCAAGACTTCGGAGCGCGGCCCTCTATCTGGCACACAATGTTCTGCGCCTCCTGCCAGACTACGCGAGGTACTCGATACGACTGCTCGAGAACAGTCTTCTTCTCCGTAGCATTAAGAAACGCCCCGACATCTGCGCCTTGGAATCCCATAATGGCTTGGTCATCGTCGCCCGTGAACACCTGTATGCGGGGGTTCTTCCGAAGTACATCGACCATGGACCATTGAAGGGTAGACAGATCCTGAGCCTCATCCACGAACAGGGCTTCTGTGTTTGGCCCCTCTCCCGATTTAATGAAATTCTCAATCATGTCCGTGAAGTCGATCTTCTTTCGAGCGTTCTTGTAATCGTCATACGCCGCCACCAGACGCTTGAGCTCAGACCAATCAACTTGGTAGTCGGCCAACTGACGATGCATCTCTTCCAAAGTCAGTCCCTTGCTTCGAGCCAAGTGGTACTGGCTCATGTAGAAGTCGCCCTTAGCCACCCCTACGGTGTCAAAGTCAGTCTCAACGTCAGACCGACCCTTGTTTCCAAAAGGTATTCCAACAGCGTTACCTATCTCGTTCATCTCCTTGGGACCCATAACTTCATCTGAGCTATACCCTCCGGATCGAAAGGCCATGGAGTGAAGCGTCTGGAAGTAAGGCATGTCCCGCTCGTCAATCCCCCAATCACGGCACACGCGCTCACGGCTTTCCTTTGCAGCCTTCCGAGTAAATGAAACACAGGCAATACGATCAGGCGGTATGCCCTGCTCAATGCAGTCTCTTATCTTGTTTGAGTTGGTTTGGGTCTTGCCCGTGCCGGGCGGTCCAAGGATGGTTTCATGCTGGTCGGTCAAAACGGTGGGTCCTCTGGCTCAAAAGTTACCTCAGGAAGATCAACCTCTCCTCGATGCATCTCAGGCACACACCAGACACGAACCGACTTCCATTGATCGTTGTTATCTCTAAAGCGATAGGTCTTGTCGGACTCCGCTCCATTGTTCATTTCTTTTAAACGTTCGGTGATTTGACCACGGGTATACAACGTAAAGTTATTGCGCTTGAGGAAATCCTGTAGAGAACTAAGCTTGAAGTGCGTTAGGCCGTCCTCTGTCCACGGCTTGCCTGTCAGAAGTTCTTCCGGGCTGTGTGCTTGAATGCGGGACGTGCAGAAGTTTTCTAGAAGCTCGATAAACAAGCCCTTCTGGGTCAACTCTTCCGGGACAGGTATTCTGGTTGCGTCACTCAGAAGATTGTCCACCAAGTCTCGCCAATCCCCTTCCTTCATGCGAGCCGGCATCTTGTACATCTGCTCCATGCACGCACGCTGAAATTCAACCTGCATCTGTAGCTGCTTGGTAGATAACTCAAGACGGGCGCCGTCCACATCCACAAACCAAACCGGAGGCTCTGACTCTACAACCGTCAAGCCACCTACAGGAACGTGGGAGTTGGCATCGCCCACCCCGAACTTACGCGACCGACACAGAGACTTGTTGCAGTGACCATGAATTGGTTCCTGCTTGCAGGTATAGAAATACTCTTTCTTTTCCAACTGCTCTTGGATCAAAACAACCTCACGCGCAGGTAGCGGCGGGTTGCAATAATCCTGGTTGTGCTTCTCAAGCAACTCTTTCCAATCGTTAGGGGCCGCTTGTTTGTAGTAAACACCCACATTGAGCAGCGTCATGTTGCGGCCACCCTCTGGTATCCCAAACTCTGTCAGCTTTTGTAGGCAAGGGGGTCCGTCAGGCAACACACCGTCATCACCACCCAAGGATATGTTGGACAACTGCTTGGCAGTGACGCGAGACTTCTCCGCTAAATTTAGAAAACTCTCTAAATCCATTGAGTCCCCGCCTTTTTTCAAAGCGTACCGGGTGGTGTATTTTGCGTTCTGGTAGGGAAGGTTAATAAAATTCCCCACATCGCCGCGCTCTGCCAGCAATTCTTCCTGCTTTGGAAATATCTCGCAGTTGCCCCAGCCTAAAACCGAAGCAAACTCTGCCAGCCGGTCGCGCATCTCAGATGCTGCAACCTTCTCTGACATAAATATATATAGGTGGGCGCCGCCAGACTTAGACCGGCACAAGATCAGGGGCAGCTTAAACCGCTTAATCTTTGACAATAGTACGGGGAGATCGAGGTTGTAGTCGTCTATGTCCAAAGCCCCGAACATGCACTTGTTAGTTTCGTCTATGGGGATAGACCCAACGCCAAGCTTCCCGTCCAAGTGTTCTTGAACAAGCTCCACGGTCAACGGCGAACGGACAATCTCGTACTTTGCCTGTTGCTTACCGTTTTTCTGGCGACCTAAAACGTCTGTCTGTCCGTGGGCTCCTTGTGATCCTAAGAAAAGATCAAGAAACCGCTGTGCTGAGTTATCCATGTGTAAAGCGGTGTCCCCTAAACGATACGTGACCGTTTAGGGGACCCCTATCAATCAGAACGGCACTTCTTCGGTAGACTGATCAGTAATTACTCCGGTGTTTTCCACCGGAGGTGCAATCTTCAACTCGCCGCTGCTGATAGACCCGTGAAGCTCTTTGGCTTCTTTGTAGGCCTCAAGAGAAGGAACCTGCCCCTCAAGAGCTATGCTCCACGAACCCCAAGATCCTTTATCGTTACCATCCTCAACAGATTTTAGGCGATAGGTGTTTGCAAACGATGGCAAAGTCGAACCGTTGTGCTTCTGCATCATCATCATCGACAACCAGAGGCGGCTCTTCTTCAGCTGCGTCTTCTTCATATCCACGATAGCGTTCTCAAGTCCTCCGTCCTCGTGGATGATCTTGATATAATGCTGGGCGGTCCGGACCAATTCATTACCGTTGTTGAGCAACTCCATTCCGGAGTCCTTGTCTCTCGAAGCAGTACGAACCTCGTCGGAGTCCGCTGACAGTTCTCCCTCAAAGCCACCGCCCTGACTACGCGGTACAAACTCTAGGAACTTCATCTGGAAGAAAACCGGAAGTACCGACACCCCAGCGTCTGCTTCCCAGACCTTGTTTGTCACGGTATTAAATATGTCGCCCTGCGAGGCCCCCGCAATAAAAGCTGGGTCGTTCTTTTTTAACTGTGGCGATAGTGCCTGTATGATCCGCAGAAAAGGTATCTGTAAATCCGAAGATGTTACCTCCTCAAATCCAACACCTGAATCTGCCTCAAACGCTTCTGCTAGTCCTGCTGGTAATTTAGCCATGGTTCATGTTCCTTTGATTTTTGCTATTGTTCCAATGTGTGCCCTGAAAATCTCTAGATCGATTTCCTGTTTGTTCTCCACACGCTCTCGAATGAGTTTCTTTAACGTCATAGGTTCGACCCAAGTCTTAGAAGCCGTCTCAAAACCTTGGCCCTCTAAATCGGCTTGCATCGCCCTAGCCCGATTGTCCTCCGACACACCAAACGAAACGCTAACCTCATTCTTAATGAAGTCTGACGCACCGATCTCGCGCAAGTGAGCGAAAGCGATGTCACGTTGAAGGGGGTCTTTCGGCATCGTGCCAGTAATAAAGGTCTGAAGGCTGACGGTGTTGCCATCAACTTCAACCTTGTCCATCCCTGTCTCCTGCATTTTTGCTGGGATGAGATCGTGAAGGTAGCGATCTCGCTTACGCTTCAGATCCTTAACGGCTTCTTCGGCCATCTTTAGTTCTTTCTCAACAGAACCGACAGTTCGGATCAATCCAGAAAGTTCTTTACCGTTCTCAGTCGTCAAGCCGTCGAAGGCCTCGGCGTCTGCGGTAATCGTGTTCCACAAGTCTGTGTCGCTCATTAACGTATCTCCTCGTCAGGGTTAAGGTTTTCAATACCGCCGGGACGCAAAGATATCTTCACAGGATAATAGGTCTTCTCCATCCTATCCCACTTCAAAAGCTTTACCCGGCCGTGGTTCAGTTCAGCAGCGATAGCAAATGCAATACCAATTATCGCAGGATCACCCATGGCCAACAGCCAATCGTCGTCACAAAAACCACGAAGCTTGCGCCGTATCTGAGAAACGGTGCGTCCGGGGTTAATATGAACCTGATCGAAGGGTCCCGCTAAGGTCTCAATTTCGCCAAATTTAATGGCGGGGAGAACATTAACACGGGGGTTTTCTTGGGTGATAAATACGCGACTTTGCATTTGACTCTCGCTTTCTGAACTTTACCTTAGTCTATTAAATTCCGCCTTGCAAGTGCAATCATGGGATGTTACTCAAGGGCATGTTTGATTACGTCTATAAAACAAAACCGTACCAGCACCAAGATCAAGTTCTCAAAGTTTCCTGGGATAAGGAAAACTGGGGGTTCTTTATGGAGATGGGGACCGGCAAGTCAAAGGTCTGCATTGATACCGCCTCGATGTTATACGAGCGAGGCGAGATTGACACGTTTATAGTTGTGGCCCCCAAAGGCGTTTACCGAAACTGGGCCAACATTGAGATACCGGCTCACATGCCTGATAGGGTGCTAGAAGGCTCCACCACGTCTGTTTGGCGACCAAGCCCGACCAAGGCGGTCAAAGAAGAGCTACTTAGCCTCACGCGACCCGCAACCGGATTCCGCATCCTCGTCATGAACGTCGAAGCGTTCAGCACGCAGAAGGGTCAAAGGTTTCTTGAAGCTGTGTTGAAGGCCTCCAACACCCTGCTGGCAATCGATGAATCCACTGCAATAAAATCTCCCAAGGCTTCACGGACCAAGGCTTTGTTGAAGCTGTCCTCGCTGGCCAAGTACAAAAGAATCCTAACGGGCTTTCCGGTGACGCAATCACCAATGGACCTGTGGTCGCAATGCCGGTTTATGGATGAAACCTTGTTGGGAGAATGCGGCAACAACTTCTTTCAGTTCCAATATCGCTACGCCGTGATGAATAAGCGCACGATGGGCGCCCACTCATTCAATCAAATCGTCGGATATCGTAACCTCGAGGAACTTTCTGGTCTTTTGAAGAACTTTTCCTCGCGTGTCATGAAAGATGACTGCCTAGACCTTCCCAGTAAGATTTACATTCAGAGAAACGTTGCTTTGTCAACAGACCAAGAGCGGATCTATAACGATTTAAAGAAGTATGCCCTCGCGCACATCGAAGATGCGGAGTTTATGACCGCAACCAACGTCATGACCCAGCTTCTGCGGATGCAGCAGGTGCTGTCCGGGCACACAAAAGCCGACAGTGGAGAAACTATCGAGATCAAGGACAACCGGCTCGATGAGCTCATTGGATGTCTTGAAGAATCCGAAGGCAAAGCTATCATCTGGTCACGGTTTAGATACGACATCAAACGTATCGCTGCCGCGCTGATCAAGAAATACGGACCAGGGTCCACGGTTACCTACTTCGGTGACACAACGGATGACGAGCGAACAGAGGCCATTGAGCGTTTTCAGAATGGTGACGCTAGGTTCTTTATCGGCAATCCGCAGACGGGCGGTTACGGGATCACGCTTACCGCTGCAACGACAGTTATCTACTTTGCCAACAGCTTTGACCTAGCCGTGCGGATGCAGTCCGAAGACCGGGCGCATCGCATTGGCCAGACCAAACACGTCACATACATAGATCTAATTGCCGAAGGGACCATTGACGAACAGATCGTCAAAGCTCTCCGCGATAAAATGGACATCGCCAGTGTAGTGATGGGAGAAGAACTAAAGGAGTGGTTGAGATGACAGAAAGTCTAACATTCACTTGGCATGACGTAGCTGGAGAAGCGCGTCCTTCGCCTACAACTCGTAAGAAACTGGACGAATGGAAACAGGCCGTAAAGGATCCGGATGGGTATTCAGACTTCGTGTACTATCTGGATTTTTTGGGTGATGTTATTGGTGAGCTACAAAGAAAGTACGATTCGATCCTTGTAGCATCTCGTGATGCCGGTGAAGCTGTGATGGAATGGCGCCCCGCCAGTGTTCCTTTTTACGAGGTGTCCGAACAGGGTGACCTGCGGTTGCTGGTGAATAGATCGAACAGGGTTGCGGGAACGGCCCTCAAGGGGTCCGTAAAACAAAAAGGCGGATACAGGCAATACAAGATTTGGGTTGGGGGGAAGGCTACTACTGTCACTTCCCACCGCGAGGTGTTGATTGCTTTTGTAGGGCCTCCCCCGTCTCCGTCCCACCAGTGCGCTCACTGGGACGGGGACCCTGGTAACAACCATTACAGTAACCTGCGGTGGGCGACTGCGGCAGAAAACACCGCAGACAAAGTTAGACACGGTCGGCACAGAAAGGGTCGAAGGAGTCTTACCGAAGAACAGGTATTAAAGATTAGGGCTTTGCGAGACAGAGGAAAGTCCTACGCGGAAATTCAAGAAATCTTCCCTGTGTCAAAGGGAAACCTGAGTGCCATAATTAACCGGAAGACTTGGGACTACATTTAGAAGGTAGCCCGACAAGTCTTACCATTTAAAGGAGATTACAGATGCCTGATATCAAGAAGTATAAGTCCGTTGCCGTGCCTATCCCGACATGGGAGAAGCTCTGGAAAATGGCTGACAAAAACCACCGTTCGCCAGCACAGCAGATTGCTTTCCTGGTGCAAGCCACGGAGAATAACCCCAGTGACGCCGAAGTCTTGGCCCTTCTTAATGTTGGAGTAAAAGCATGACCGACGAAACACGCGAGAACGCCTTTGATAATTTCTATCGAAACGTGAATGAACTCGTCAGTGAGGCTGACAGCCTACCTTCTCAGGGTAAATCCGTTGTTCTGTTCCGTATAGCACTTGAAGCAGCAGAGAAAGAAGAAGGTTTCTTGTCAGCTGTGCATCTAATGTCTCGTCTTCTAACCTCAACATTAGAAGTGCTGGCAGAAACGGATGATTTGGATTCCAGCTTTGAAGACATTCTGAGTGATTGGGACCAAAGCACGGCAAAGCCCAACTAAATTGGAACGATTGTCTCCACAATGGTCGGTTATATTGTACGACATCAGAAAGGAGTCCGGTCTTACCCGGACTCAACTTTCTAAGGCGTCAGGCATTGCGCCCAGCACTATTGAGAACTATGAAATGGAGAAGATCGGACAACCCTCTATTTATAAGGTTGAGATACTTCTCAGGGCCATGGGCTACGATTTAGATGCCATCAAGCAACCAATCGATCACCCCTGACCACGGCGCTTCTTACACGAACCCTGGTGACAGGATCTTGGACCCAACTTCTTGCGAAGGTTCAAGGGATAAGCGTTGTTGCGGCGTCGGGCTCTCGTCCGCCCTTCATGGTTCATTGTTGTCTTTTTAGCCACTTACTTACCCCCCGCCTTTTCCTCAAGAAGCCAATCGTACTTTTTGCTAGCTTTTCTGCATTTTGGGCAGACCCGAGAAGACCAACCAAAGTGTTTAACGTGGGTGCCTTGAAAGCACTTCGGGCAATAGACTGTTTTGCCTTTCTTACCGGCATGGGTCCATTTCGGAATAGGCTTTAAATTTGACCCTTTGCCGCGCTGGATCGATCCTAGATATTTCACTGGAGGCAAAACTTCGGGTGAACGTCCTAGCCAATTGATAATCTTAAAGAGCATGAGTTGTGTTCCTTTCTATGTTTCTAATTAAAGGTGCGACCACCAAGAAGCCTTGTCCAAGATTCCTCGGCATCTTCTAGCTCGTTGTAATTCTCAGGTTTTATCCCTCGTGATCGAGCATTTGCTCTACCGTCTTGCAAAGCAATTGACATTATACTGGACTGCTTTTTTCTTTTCTTGTCCTCCCGCTGCTTTTTCATATGAGCCGACACGATTTGCTGCTCTCGATAAAGCTGCTCAAAACATTCTTGATGATACTCGCGGCCCACGCTTTCCTTCAAGCAACGAGGGCAGTTAAATTTTCTCTTCATACCTCGACCTGATTAAGCGGGGATTCCTTTAAATATTTCTCGCTAATAATATGAAGCGGCGGACTGATTCCTCGAATGTGCGTAGCCTCATCTGTCATAGTATGCGCCATCCAAAACCCCTGACCCATATGTTGGATAAGACGCCAGTGGCGACCGTTGTCGCTGTAAACTAAATCTCCTACTTCCACAATTATTCTCCTTTCGTTTGATTAATGTAAGTACCGGCTATTGCTTGTCCGATTTCTTGCGCGATCTGCGGGACGATGCTGTTTCCCAACGCACGGAGTTGAGATACTCGGTTGGGTAGCCCATCAACCAAGCGACCCACTGCGGGTTCAAACTCCCACCACTCTTCTGGTCGGTTAGCTGGCCACTCCTCGCCATGTAATTCAGACTTCCCGTTCCCGCTCTGT